TGCCGAACTTGCCACTGACAGTTCATTTGCTTTTGCTTCTTCTACTGCTTTATCAAATTTGGCACCACCACCAAAGGATCCTTCAAATCTATCCTTGGCCGCTTGGATATCTGATTCTTTTCTGATTCTTGCTTGTTCTATTCTATCATTCTGTAATTTTATTTGCTTGTCAAAGTCTTTACGTACATCATCTTTTTCTGCTTTAATAAGAGCATTAATCTTATCTAATTCTTCTTGCTCACGATCAATTAAGTTATCAACACGAACATCTTCGCCTTTCATTAAGCGATTCATTTCGTCTGTCCAACGTTCTATTTTTGCTTGTGATCTTACAAGTTTATCATCTAATGTTTCTATAAGAGCAACCTGCTCTTGACTCATTGATGTTTGTTCGATATGTGCTTTAGATAGATATCCAAAGATACCCATTGAAGTAATAAACATTAGCACAAAGACGGCGACAGACAAGTAAGTCTTTAACCACCATACCGCTCTTGTCCAATTACGGTGTAACCAAACTGCCGTAACTAGTTTACCTATTTCTAAGGCCGTTCCCATAATAATAATTGGAATAACCGCCGCGGCGAATATTGCAGTAAGACCTGCAACAGAATAATAAATCGCTACCGCACTAATAGTCAATGCGGACAGAAATGTGAGTATTCCTAATAACATACTGTTCCTTTTATATGACATAGTATTTATTCTGTTTTTTCCTAGTTATAAAAGTAGTTTATTTCTCTAACCTAGGAATCTCCAGCCTTTGTGGCCCGTTTCTTTACAGGCATCTTCTTTAAAATTACGTATCTTGCCTTTGTAATGTAGTGTACTTGCTATTGTTCTACAATAACCACTACCCATTGGATATGTGGATAAAACAACTACCTTCCCATTTGTGCCTGTCTTATTATTGTACCAAGAACTTTCTTGACCATTCTCTAACATATTAAGTGCAAAGAAGATAGCCTGTTCTTGTTTCATTCTATCTTCTGCAGGTAATCTGTACCAATGCCATTTAGTTAGATTTGTAAGTATTCCAACATAGCCTGAACTTGGTGAATATGTAGATTCGACACTTGCTATCGTACTATCACTAGTGTGATAGGTTGCCTGCTTTCCAGTAGTACCACAAGCGGTAAGACTAGTAAGGATCAGCAATAATATACCAACGCGAACTTTCATAATCCTTTCCTTTCATCAAACAAGCAAAACCTCGTCTTTCAACTATTTTGCCGTTAAGTACAACATCATAATAATACTCTTTACAATGATCTGCTACACCCATTTTAGGTGGTAGTAGTTTCTTAACAGGATCATCTGAGCAGGTAAGTATAGTTTCACTGCTCACTGTATCATTATTATTCTTTACGATTGTTTGATCTGTTTGACAATATGGTGGAATGTGTTTACTAGATACTTCATGAGCACCTGTATTGGCACACGCCACCAGGGTTAGGGAACTTAATAGAATCAACAATCTCATATCAGTACCCTACTGATTAGATGCTTTTGCTTCAGAAATCAAAGCATCAAATACTTCTTTAGGCATTTTTAACCTAACGAATGTGTAGTGTTTGCCACCCATTGTAAAGTGTCCACTCTCTTTATTCAAATGCTCTCTGATAACAGTATTATCAACTACATACGAAATTTTCGTATATGTAGTCTTAACATCATTATCGAACTTTATTTCTGTATTGGAATTTACTTTACTATTAATTCTTTTAGCAAAGTTGTTCATAGCAATAGCATACATCTGCTCTTCTGCCGCCTGTGCATAGATACTCTCACCGGCACCACAAGCATAAGCATAGTCTTTGCTCCACCAGAACCAACCTTCGGTTCCAGCATCTTTACACTTCGCATACCAACTAGGTTGTGCATAAGTGTCTCTTTCTTGTACAGTTGTCATTGTACTACAAGCACCAAGTGTTAATCCTAGTACTCCTATAATAAATGCATTTTTCAATGCCTTCATGTTAGCCTCCTTGTTTAAGCCTATTCATTATTAATACACTATATACGATGTATTATTAAAAGTCAACCTAAATTTTACCAATTTAGTTGCGCCTCATTGTTGAAATTTCGGTAGCCTGTTTACGACCCGATTTATCATCGTCATCTGCAAAAATTGGAACCATATTGGATTTATGCATTGTAGCAATACCAACAAGTCTACGTTCTCCTGTGTATTGCATAGGTTCTTTTTTGGTTGCAGGTGCGAAACTTTTTTCGGAAGAAGCACTAGGTATATTGTCTGTGTTTCTTCTGAACTCGTTTCCTGATTGATGCCACGGTGTTTGTATTGCTGACGGTTTGGTTTTGGATCTGTAATTACCATGAACATAATCGATATATTCTTCCATAGTCATTTGATGACCATGCATACCTAATCGTTTCATGTCTTTGTTGTAAATACGTCTTTCTTTTTCCCAACGTTCTAATTTGGATTTTGTAATGTGTCTTTTACGTTTACGGGTATTGATAGTTGTCATACCCCTTACCAAATGCATTGTCATATTGCCACCTTTAGTTACATTAACTATTACTAATGTAACACAAAGATATTATTATGTCAACTATTAAATTTCTGTTTTTGGTTCGAAAGTTGTGCCTAATACTTTCTTAAGAGTATCTTCACGTAAACACATCATTTTATTAACTTTTACGTGTTGGCCGTATTCTGAATCTATTGTAAATTGGATACTAGGACTATTTTGGTAAACATATTCTAAACATTCTTGACTTGAATTGAATACAGGGTCAGTAAACACAAATGTATCTTGTGTACCGTCTGCATGAAAACTGACAAGTATAGCGAATATGAACCATTTCATAATAGTATTTATTGGAAAGGCGCAACTTTTCTGTTGCTAGGTAAGTTGCCAACCCCGAGCGATTACGCCGCTAAGGCGAAATCCTCATTAAGACGAACGTCTTTCTGTGTACCGAAGTTCACGAAAGAAACGTTGTCTAATGCATTGTCGTTTGCATTTATAACGTTGCTGATATAACGGTCTCGCCTACCGGTAATCTCCTTCAACCTTAGTGCATCAATCGATCCTAGTTCACCCCCTCAATGTACACTCAAGCAAATGTGCATTGAGCGGATGAAGTTTTTGGTGGAGGTGCCCGGTACTGCCCCGGGGTCTTGCCTACACGACATACGTCGCTATCATCAATTACCCTTTATTTATACACTCAAAAAGGGCAAAAGTCAAGAATAAAGTGCGTATTTTTTGTCTCAGATGATAACTAATGTCAAAGGAGATTATATGCCCAAAAATAGAATATTCAAATTCACTGATGGAGAAGAAATCAAAGAAGTAACTGCTCTGGGTTGGAAAAAAGCAGTTAAATCATTTCAAGGCGGAGCAAAGGCAACATCTACGGTTGTATCGTGGATAGGTAAAAAAGGCAAAGAAATGACTAAAACTATTAAACTACCAATCGGTAGAAGCAAAAAGATAGGAAAGTAAAATGAAACTAGGAAAATACTTTACGCCTCACGAAAGTACACCTAAGAAAACAAGCCAGTCTGGTAAGAAAAAGTCTTGCAAAATGGCTAGTATGAACAAATCTAAAAAACGCAGTTTAAAGTTTTATAGAGGACAAGGTAAGTAATGGCAGGTAAAAAAGTACGAGGTGTCATAACAGTACATCAGGCTAGATATCATCAAGATAGAGAAATCAAACCTTGTAGATATATAGGACCTAAAGGTGGCAAAGGTGTTATGGTTGCTCAGTACAAAGACACAGGAGATATGGTTCTTGATGCACAAGGTACTCCAGTACAATGGTCAAGAGCATAGATGAATCCTTACGAATTTTTAAGTGATCTAAAGAAAACTCCACTTAAGAATAAGAATCCTTCTCCTCTTTTATTCATACTAACATTCCTAGCAATTTGGTACGTTATTACAAAATTTTTAATTGGATAATTTACTTGTTGAAGTTTTCTGGAATCGATAAGTTACCAGCAATCATTCTGCCTCTATTATCAATCAACTCAAATTCTAACATCATCTTATTATGAATATTAGTAATCTGAGATGCATTGAAGGCACTGATGTGAACGAATACATCCTGGCCACCCTCTAGGCGAGTGATAAACCCATAACCCTTTTTTGAATCAAACCATTTTAGTTTGCCCGTGATTCTATCTGACATTTAGGTATCCTATATTAGATTTATGCATATTATTTGCAAAAATATTTATTCTTTTTTTATGGGAATTAAATACATGGATACGGTACGTTAGAAACGCACCGTATTCATTTTCGAAATTATAAAGAGTTTTTACGTTCTTGGATTTCCGCTCTTCTTTGTTTTGCAAGTTTACCCATGTTGCCTAAGGCTTTTCTTGCTCTTGCCGCCGCGGCTTTAACATTTTTAGAATCAAATGCTTCTGACTCTTTCATATAGTTTTCGTACTCAGCAATAATTTGCTCATGAATTGAAGACATATTATTTCTCCTTTAACTTAATTAATTATATGTAATTGTATTGTTGTTTAATAAATCTGGCATACAAACGCCTAAAATGGCGATCTACTTCTTAACAAAGTCAGCCAGGCCTGCTGGTGCTGATACTAATCCACTTGTTGACTGTGAATAAGTGTCAGCAAACTCTTTTTTGGTAGGCGCTACCAAAGTAATTGCCTCCCATTTAATAACATAAGACTTGTTAATATCAGCAGTAAATAAAAACGGCTGTAAACCAATTCCTTGTTGTGATGCAACAAGTGTCAAAGGTTTTGCAATTTTAATTGATATATCGTCTGATGCTTCTAATTTTCCAACTAGTTCTTCACCAGATTTCATTTTAACGGTTACGACATCTCCGTTTTTATATGGAACTTCTATTAACATTATTACTCCTAGTGGTTATAGTTCATACCATGGCTGTCCATGTGTTCGACTAATTTTTCATAGCCTCCTACATACTTACCATGTAAAATTACCTGTGGAGCAGTTCTTGGTGCCGGAAGACCGTTTACTTCAAACTCTTTCAGTAGTGTTTCTACTGCAATATCTTGTCCAATGATCTTTTCAACATAAGGTATATTCTTGTTCTTAAGTAAAGCCTTTGCTTTAACACAAGAAGGACAATTAGGTTTTGAATATACTACTGTGCTTAATTCTTCAGTCATTATAGTTTAAATCCTTTGAGTGATTCTTTGTTTACATCTTGTTTAATACCACCAATCACGTAACTTTCAACTTCAGTTTCTTGTGGAGCAACCTGTAGTCCTGCACTTGATAACCAATGTTGTGTCCATGGTAGCGGATTGTTTGTTGATGGTTGATTGAAAATAGGATCGTAACCAAGAGCCTTAAGTCTTCTGTTGGCAATGTATTCAACATAATCACCAAGTAGTCTTTCGTTAAGACCAATGATAGATCCGTTCTTCATTAAGTGTCTTGCCCATGCTTTTTCTTCTTCAACACACTTACGCCACATATCATATACATCATCAGTAAGTGTTTTTGCAATTTTAGCCATTTCTGGATCATCATTACCACGTAACCAATGTTTAATAATGTGTGTTGATAAGTTTAGATGTGTTGCTTCATCACGTGCAATAAGCGATATAATCTTTGCTGAACCTTCCATCAGTTTAAGTTCACCAAAAGCAAAAGTACAAGCAAATGAAACATAAAATCTTAGTCCTTCTAAGATATTAACATTCATCATTGCTAAGAACAATAATTTTTTAACTTCTTTTATGTCGCCTTTTCCTTTGTGGAAATAGTTATCACAAGCCTCTGTAAATAGATCATAGTTTTTAGTTACAGATGTTGCTCTTTTAATAATTTCTTTGTCATCTAAAATAGTATCTAGCACTTCACTTGGATCAGCATATACATTTTTCATAATGTGTGTATATGAACGTGAGTGAATAGTTTCAAAAAAGTCCCAAGTAACAATACAACCTTCTAGTTCAGGTAGGGAAACATAAGGCAAGAAAGCCAAACATGGACCTCTACCTTGTACACTATCTAATAGTGTTTGATATTTTAAGTTACTTGTAAAAATATGTTTCTGTTCTGGTCTAAATGTATTGTAGTCTGAACGATCTTTCTGTAGAGAAACTTCTTCAGGTCTCCAAAAATATCCTAGCATCGTTTGATTTAACTTATCAAACTCTGGGAATTTGAATGTATCGTATCGTTGTGTGTTCTGATCCTTACCAAAAAACATATTCTGTTTGGTAAAGTCTACCTTTTCCTGATTAAAAACTGTTTTAGCCATTTTACTTTGCTAACTCCTCTACTATTTCTACTACTATATACTATTTTTATTTACTTGTCAATGTTAAATTGTACAAGATTCACACGCCTCTTCTTCCAATTCTTTTTCTTCTAATTGGGGTTCAAACGTATTACTTATCTCTGTTTTAATATCTTCTTCATTTTCACTAGGATCTTGCTTCAGATCGTAAGTGTTTTGATAGTAACTTGTTTTCCAACCTAACTTGTAGGTAGTTAACATATCTTGTAACATAACACTCATAGGCACTTCGTTGTTATCAAAGTGTGTTGGGTTATAACTCCAGTTACCGCTAATAGCCTGATCAAAGAACTTTTGCATAACTGCTACTACATTGATATACCCTTCGTTACTAGGCATTTCCCACAACAACGTGTAGAAATTCTTTAAGGTTTGATACTGCGGAACAATCTGCTTAAGAGGCCCTTTCTTCGACTTCTTAATGGACAAGTATCCTCTAGGTGGTTCGATTCCGTTTGTGGCGTTCGACACAATGGAACTACTCTCCGAAGGCATCTGTGCGGACAATGTGCTGTGCCGTAGACCGTGTTCACTGATATATGATCTAAGATCTTCCCAATCATATTTTAATTTTATGTTGCATACTTCGTCAAGATCTTTTTTGTATGTATCAATTGGTAATATACCATCTGCATATTTTGTTCTATCAAAGTATTCACACTTACCTTTTTCTTTAGCCAATGTAGCAGATGCATGAAGTAAGTAATATTGGAATGCTTCTGTAAGTTCATGGACTTTAGTTAATGCTTTTTTGTCGTTGTATTTAACTTGATTTTTAGCAAGGTAATGTGCTAACCCAATGTATCCTATACCAAGAGAACGTCTTCTTTTAGTTGATATTTCTGCCGCCTCTACAGGATATTTTTGATATTCAATAATTTCATCTAAGGCTCTTACTGCAAGATCACACAAATCTTCTAAGTCATCTAAGTCTTTGATAACACCTACATTAATAGCACTTAAGATACATAATGCTATTTCACCTTCTTTGTCGTCAATGTGTTGTAAAGGTTTTGTAGGTAATGTAATTTCTTGACATAAGTTACTCATATAAACTGTGTCTTTGAATGAACTGTGTGTATTAGCATGATCAACATTCATAATATACATACGTCCTGTTTCTGCACGTTCTTTAATAAGAGCAGAAAATAATTCCATAGCACTAATTTTCTTTTTCCTAATAGAAGTTTTACGTTCATAGTTTTCATATAAAGTTTTAAACTTTTCTTGGTCGCTGAAGAATGCTTCATAAAGGTCAGGTACATCATGTGGAGAAAATAAAGTAATGTCTCCATCTGTCAGAAGTCTTTCATACATCAATTTATTCAATTGTATTGAATAATCTAAACGTCTTACTCGATTATCTTCTGTGCCTTTGTTATTCTTCAGCACCAGAATGTCTTCGATTTCATAATGCCAAATTGGAAAGTGTGTTGTTGCATTTCCACCACGTACTCCGTTTTGTGTACAACATCTTACAGTGGCTTCAAACTTTTTTAGAAATGGGACAACACCTGTATGTGCTACTTCACCACCCCTAATCTTAGAATTGATTGCTCTAATACGTCCTGCGTTGATTCCTATTCCTGCTCTTTGCGCCGTATACCTGCCAATAGCCATATCGGAACTAAAAATACTAGCAAGGGTATCATCGCTATCCACAAGTACACATGAAGCAAATTGTCTAAGAGGTGTACGGACACCGGCCATAACGGGCGTCGGGATATTGATTTTAAAAAGACTGGTCGCATCGTAATATCTCCTTACATAAGATAAACGTTTTTCTTTTGGATAGTCTGCAAAAATAGTTGCCGCAATCATCATATACATGAACTGCGGAGATTCATAAATTTCACCTGTGCTTCTATCTTGTACAAGATATTTGTCCACAACTTGACGTAGACCTGCGTAGGTAAAGTTTTCGTCACGTTTATGTTTTATGTATTTGTTTAATTGTTTTAAATCAGTTATTGTGTATTTGTCAAGAATTGAAGAATCGTAAACACCACGTTCGATATTTTTCTTAATAATTTTATCTAAACTGATTGCTTGGTATTGTCCAAACGATTCTTTGTAAATGGGATAAAGAAGTAATCTTGCCGCGGCATATTGATAGTTAGGATTTTCTAAACTAATTAAGTCATTAGCACTTCTGATTAAAATTTCTTGTATTTCAGCAGTACTCATACCATCATAGAATTGTATGTTTGCTGTCATTTCAATTTGCGATGCACTCACACCTGATAACCCTTCACAGGCTTCTTCTACTACGAAATGAATTTTGTTAATATCTAACGGAACAAGTTCTCCGTCTCTTTTGCGAATGTGGATGCCTACGCCATTTGACATTTTAATCTCCTAATCTTTTTCCCTAAATTTTAATAATTCTTAATGACAAAGTATTTATTGCAGTGGCGGTAGATGATATATGCGTTGTGATACTAAACTTGTGGGTAAATCCGTCATTTGGCAAACTTCGTTTAACTTGTAACATAAAACATACTCTTTATCAATAAACACTGGATATAGTACTTCATTATTAATTGTGTCTGTACTGATATGTATCTCAAATTTGTTCTGAGAAAACCTATCAGTTAATTGTAAACTATAACATACTCCGAGGCTATTTGTAAAGTCACAAATTTGATTTTGGCGAACAAGTTCCCAAGGAGTAGGCCAAGTCTTCTTATCCCATGGATCAACACTTAATTTACACTTTGCGAGTGTATTATAGTAGCATATAACATCTTCAAAAGGTGTTGTGCTAGTTTCTAAAGTGTTTCTGAATTTAATCCAATCTTTAAGAAGGATCTCGTATTGTTTTTTCATTAAGACTTATACTTAACTTTAAATAAAATAGTTCCTGAATCGCTAGTTGTAGTATTTTTCATCTCGATGATGATAGTATCTGTAGCCGCATCACTGTTTTCATCTGACAAACTTGCTCTAAATTGAAGGTTGTTTCTGTAGGTGTTGTCACCTAAATAAGTGTTATGGTCTACAATCTGTGTAGTTCCGTCTGCTCTGTTTACCAATACTTCTAATGTACCTGAACGAATAGCATTTACACTACCGCTCTTATAGATATATTCTATTTCAATAGTTTTAGATTGGTCTCCAGATGCTCTTAATATCCTAACAAAAGTGTTTTGTTGTACAATTGGTATTCTATAACTAAAGTTATTTTGATAAATGCCTGGACCTTCTACATCAGGTATATAAGGATAACCTGACATAAGTGTTTGATTGTAAGAAAGATCAGCAGTTCTATCAAAGAAGTCATTATCTGAAATATTAGTTAATGCAGTACCTTCTGTAAATTTAATAGTTGAATACAATGCATTTGCATTAGCACCACCATTGTTACCAACACTTACATAACTGTTATTAGAACTTGTATTATAGTTTCCAATGTTTACAATATAACCATGTCTATCAATATCTCTAAACTTACTATTAGTTACAATATTTCTTTGTGGACCAGTAAGTTGTCCTTGAGAACCAATAGTTGTGTTAAGGCCAAACACTACTCCATGTCCTACTATACAAATATCTAAGTTGTCAAATAAGTTATCCACAACATCAAAATCTGATAGTACACCAAATGCATAACCTTCAATTTTAATATTTTTAAATGTGTTATCATTTGAACTTACACTAGTTGATAAACTGTTTAATCTAATACCAATTTGGTCAGCACCTAATGCCGCACCAGAAGTCCATGCACCTTTGATTACTAAATCTTCAAAGTGACTTGCTCTACAACTTTGTAATTTGATTCCTGTGTTCGTAGAATTATTTGTAAGTGTTAAACCTTTTATTGTAATTTTTCTTGCTTGGTTGTTAAATGTACTTGTGGCATCTAAAGCATATGATCCAGGATTACTTCCTTCATTAACTGTTTCTAAAATTGGAAAGTTGCCTGTTTGTGTAATTACAGTTTTCTCACTGCCTTCACCTATAATAGTAGCATGAGGTGGTACTTTTAAACTTGCTGACAAATTATATGTACCTGCTGGAATTAAAAGTTGTACTCTACTGCTAACAGATCCTTTTGATGCTGAATTCAAATATAATTGATCTAATGCTCTTTGTAAAACAACAGTTTGATCAGTGCCATCACCTACGGCACCAAATGAACGTACATTTACTGTATCATCTAATCTTTGTTGTAGTGTTCTTGTAACTGGAGCAGTTGGAGATGTTCCTGTGAATAGAGTGTCAACAGTTGCTTTGTATTCATATGTATTTGCAAAATTAAATAGGTTATCGTGTTCTGTAAGGATTTTACTGTTACCTACTGCTGGTGCACCTTCTGATACAGATCCATTACCAATGTAAAGTTCTCTAGTATCTACTGCCCAACCAAACTCACCACCTGCTAATTGTGGTACTCCTGAACCTTGATTTTTTTGC